TTATTGAGTTGAACGGTTATTTAAACTATGTTGATTAGTGCATATTACTGAAACTACTGTTAAGATCTGTAATATGACGTTGTGTAATTGAAACATATGTTTGATATTTGTCAAAAATAATAGCAACATATGATTTTAAAAGATTTTTATACAGAGAAAAGAAAAGCCATAACTGAAGAACTTTCTTATAATTCCAATTTAGAAGACAATACCCTTATCCATCTTTACACGGATAATATTTTTAAAACAGAAATTGTTAATCCAGTGATATTATTTAAGTATGATGCTATAGATTGGGAAACCTCATCTGAAAAAACATATAAAGCTGATGTTAATTTTTGTTTATATATAGTATTACCTAAAGGAGTTATTTCACCAAATGAAAGTTATGAGAAAGCTTTTGAATTTGCACATGCGATAGACAAAGCAATAATTTCTGGAAAAACTGATTTAGCATTTATTGACACTAATGCAACTTTTAAAGTTCATGAAAAGCAATGTACAAATGAACATGAATATTGGGATAAAAACGATTACTTCATTTGGGAAATTACCTACAAAACTACCTTAATAGAAAATACTCTGAAAAAGAGGTATACCCTATTAAAAAATGGCGTTTCTGATACTGATTTAATAAAAATGGGGTATGCTCCTTTAACTGATGAGGAAACTAATGGGAGAGAAAGTAACTATATTAAAATTGACAACACTACTAAAGTTGCTGGAAATTTATACCTGAATAGTGTAACATCAAATAATGCTGCAAAGGAGGATATAGCTCCAAGTCCTGAAACAACTATAATCACAAATCCAGATTTAGATGATGATGATATTTTAGATTTAATAACAGATGCGGAAGGAAATGTTATAGGTAATGACCCTATTGAAGCTACAGACAATACTGTAAGTGGTAATCCTGATGAAGTAAAAACGATAAAACTAAACAACTAAGCCCTTTATTAACCTACTAAGCGATATTAAATATGAAAAGAAGCAGAATATTATTAGACAAAAGAAGAGATTTTGTATTAAACTATATGAATGAAAATCAAGCCAAACAAATGAAGGTAGTAGTAGCTGAATTATCAGAAAGCTTGTTTTTAACGGAGCGTACCATTTATACTATTATAAATGAAGGAATATCATTACAAGCGAGTGCATAAAGCACTGAAACTACTGGCTTTGGAAGCTTAAAAAATTGGTAATTCCAACCTTGAGTTTTAAATTTGTTCTTGCTAGCACAAACAAGTTTTTCACTAGGAATTACTAATAAATACCATTTGAAGTATTGGTTATAACACACACTTCAAAAACGATATCTCATAACTGAGGTAACCGATTACAGCATATCATTTTAAAAACGCAAGTATTTGATAACAATAAGTTTAACTACTTATGACAGCCATTTTTTTGCTCAATTTTAAAATAAAACACAAAATAATAACATAAACCTTAAACAATTAAATAAATATTATGGGTACATTAAACGACGTAGTAATTAACAAACTATCAGGCGGATTAGGAAGAAGAAATCCTAGCCAGGACATGGTCTCTGGTTTACTTTTTGACGGGAAAGACGTTTTTGAAGTAAAAAGAAAAATTACAGTAGATGGTAAAGATAGTTACACAACTACCTTGCATCCTGTTGAACCAACAGATGCAGCAGATTTAAATGCTACAGCGGATCAATACTCTAAGCAGTTATTTGATACGGAAACACTTTATCGATTAGCTTCTTTAGACGATGCTGAAGCATTAGGAATTACAGCTGCTTATGATGCTGCTGGACAATCAGCTTACTACCAAATTCAACAGTATTTTAGAATGAATCCTTCAGGTGATTTATTCATTATGGCTGTATCTAAAAAAGCTGATGACAGTGCTCTGGGAGCATATGAAGATGTTGTTGCTTTAGCAAAAGACATGCAAGTTGAAGCAGAAGGAGCTATCCGTCAAATGGCAGTAATCTATTCAGATGTAACAGCTGATTTAGCTTTTACTGGAACAGCATCAGCAATTTCAGTTGCACAAACTCAAGCAGGAGAAGCGTATGCGCTTTACATGCCTTTTGAAATTTTATTAGAAGGAAAAGGGTTTAAAGCAGATGCTATTGGGACAATGCCAAACTTAAAAGATTCTGGAGCAGAAAACGTATCAGTAGTAGTTGCTATGGATCCTGAAAAAGGAGCGGAGGCTAATTACGTTAACACTGCAGCAGTAGGAGTAGCTTTAGGTGCTGTTTCTGGTGCTAAAGTTTCTGAAAATATTGCTTGGGTTGAAAAATTCAACTTAGCAGGTGAAGGATTTGCAAAAGCAGGTTTTGTAGGAGCTAAAAAATTAGCAACTACAGGAGATTTATCAACATTGAACGACATGCGTTACGTTTTTGCAAAAAAACACGTTGGTTTCCCAGGAGTATATTTTAACGATAGTCATACTGCAACAGCAGGAACGTCTGACTTTGCTTATGTAGAGAACAACCGTACTATTAACAAAGCAACTCGTTTGTTACGTACTGCATTGGTTACAAAAATTGCTTCTCCTGTTTTAATTAGTAACACTGGAGAATTACCATTAGTAGTTTCTAAAGATTTTGAAACATTATGTAGAGTAGCTTTAGAAGGAATGATATCTAACGGGGAAGTATCACAATTTGATGTGTATGTTGATCCTAAGCAAAACATTTTAGCAACGTCTGAATTACGTATTAAAGCAGAAATTATTCCTGTAGGTACAGCACGTAGAATTATGGTTGATTTAGGATTCAAAAATCCTTTCGGAATTGACAAAGCCTAATCTTATTAATTAATACAAAAGAAACACAAAAACAATATGAACACATTACCATTAATAAACGGACAACAACACAGTTGGTCATCAGTAGAAGTAAGTATTTTAGGTAACATCATTACTGGTATTACTGCAGTAAACTACGACGATTCAGTAGCGAAAGAAAACCACTATGGTGCAGGAGATATGCCAGTACACAGAGGTAGAGGGAAATATGAGGCAAAAGCTTCTATGACCATGTATAATTATGAAGTAGAAAAGATTTTAGCTGCTTTACCAAGCGGACAACGCTTACAGGACGTAGCACCTTTTAGTATTATTGTAAGTTATTTAGATGATAGCGATAACGTTATTACTCATACAGTAAGAAACTGTGAATTCAACTCTAACAGTAGAGGAATTAGCCAAGGTGATACTAAAATTGATGTTGCTTTTGACTTTATCTGTTCTCACATTGAGTGGAACTAATAGCCTTAAGCTATAAATAGAAATCCCCAAATACCCTTTGGTTTTGTAAATAAGCCGACAACAAGAGCAACACTTTTATATACTGTGAGCAAAAACAGCGTTTAGAGAACATATTTTTGTACCGCAACACAATTTAACTTCCTCTTCAGCTTGTCCGCGTTAACAAAACCATATACAAGAGGCTGTATAGAACTATCATATATAGTATTTCTAACAGCCTCTTTTTTTTATACTAATTAAGTACAATAAATAATGTACAGTTTTTCCATAATATGTCTGTATTAAGAAATAAAGAACGGAAAAACGAAATTGCAAACCAAAGGTTCACGAACACATAAATTTGGAATTATTAAAATCCGTGAGTAAATCGAAAATTTAAGCATGTAGCTTTTAAAGTGAATGATGCGAAGCGATTTCTTAATATACAGACTTGATTTTTTGGTTCATTTTTATCAAGAAAAATGAATAGACATACAAATTTTAAACCAACGTATTAGAGAGTCAGAATGTTTTAAAGCACTAAAGCCTATTCTCATAATACTACACATAAATTAATAAATATCCTGAGCAGGTTGAAGGATACATTTAACAAAAACCACAATGAAAGATACAACAACAAATATTGCAGCGGTTTTAGATGGGAATATTACCCAAGGGCAACTAAACCAATGGAAGTACAAACATAAAAGAGTAGTGAAATTAAGCATAACTGACGATGATGACACGGTGTTATATGCTTACTTTAAAAAACCTTCTATCGCTATTCGTTCAGCAGTATTACAAGCTTCAAAAATGGACGAGTTTAAAGCTTTGGAAGTACTATTTAAAAATTGCTATTTAGGAGGAGATGCCAAAATAGAGCAAGAGGACGATTTACGTTTAAATATTACAACTTCTTTTTCTGACCACATACAGCCAAAACCAGTAACAGTAGAAGTACTGTAATAACATACTACCAATAAACTCCTTATTATGATTCGTAAAACCCACACTCTATATTTAGAAGACTCCAGTGAACTCTATAAACTGCAAGATTTAATAGTGGAGATTAATAAAATGAACCAACAGCATAAAGCAAATTATGATGGTTTAAATAAAATTGGTGCTCAAAAATATGCTTTAGCAAAAGAAAACAGTAAACGGTGTTATTTAATACCAACGGGTAAGCCTGTACAAGCAACGAATATAAATGTATTGCAATACGATTTATTTATACATTCTTTTACTTATAACAGTGCTAATTTTTATAAGTCTAGTGTAAAAGATTTAGATAAAATTACTAAAATAGGGTATTTAACAGCAGACTATCATACGGGGGAGTATAACTTAAGCGATATACCCAAAGATGCCAAGTTTAGTTATAACAAGTTTGAATACGCCAAACAAGGAGATGTAGTATACGTACTTATAGATGGTAAAGAGTTTTCTTTTGTTTATGATGGAGTTAGTATTTACAGAACTAAAGAGGAAGTTTTAAAAGCTATTAAAAAACAAGAGTCTGAAGTGACTTTTGCCCAATATGAAGAAACAAATTCTTTTGAAAAATTAAAAGGAACTGAATGTCTTTTTGAAAAGTTATTACAGCATCGAACCGATTTAAAATTAAGTACAAGTCTTCAATTGGCTGGGGCTGGGTTAGTTATATTATCAAATTCATCTAATAATATAGCTAAACTAGTTAAAGATTATGGGTTTAAAAACATTGGAGAATACGAACAACTTACAAAGCAGTTTATAAATGTTATACGAAATGAAGCGCATTGTCATGTGCTAAACCGTCTAACGACTTATGAAAGCTATTTAAATGAAGAAGAAAAGACGCTTGAAAATGATAAGGCAGTAAAGAATATCCTTAAAAAAATAAAAAGTACCAGCGCTAAAGAGTCTTATCAAAAAGTCAAAAATTCTAGAGATTATATGAATAATCTAGCTGAGCATGAAAAAAAGGAAAGAGCAAAAGAATATGTAGAGTTAAGTGAAAATAAGCAAGCAGGTAAAAAAGAAATTTTAAAGTTAAACATACCATTAACAAAAGAAAGAGGATTCAATTTTGAAAAGTTATCTCAAATAGAAACAGCTCAAGAACTTAAAAAGTTTCTTCAAAATGAAATTAACAGACACAGAGAAAATATTATAAAATCTAAAGAATACCTTTTAAAAGATGATACTGTTTTTGAGTTTAAAAATATTATTGCTGAAGTATTAACTAATTTATCTATACAAGAAGGGTCTGTTTTTGATTTAATTATTAAAGATAAAATGGAAGCTGAGATTGCTAATAAAGTATTACATGGTTTAGTAATTGGGGCTATGGCAATAGCAGTTGGTATACTTACTTACGGTACAGGTACGCTTGCAATATTAGGGGCTGCAGTAAATTTAGGAGTTGGAGCTTATTTAAGCTATGAAGAAGTAGATATATATAAAAACAAATTAGCTGTATATGATGTGCAACTATCTAACGACGAGCCATCTATAGTTTGGGTAGTAGTATCTGTCTTAGGGGTATTAATAGATATAGGGGCCTTAGCTAAAGTAGCAAATATAAAAGATGTTATAAAAAATATTATAGGAGCAGCAAGAAAGTCTGACCCTAAAGTATTAGAAGAAACGATAAAAAACTTAGGCGGTGTTGATGAGCTAACCAAACAGAAGATTTTTGAAGAAATTTATAATAAAAATAAAAAGTTTTTTGATGAGGTTCATCCTAAAGTAAGAAGTGGGAATGCTGCTGCTAAAAAAGAGTTAAAGGCAATAAAGAAAAGCAAAAAAAAGGCAGAAGTGTTAGCTTCCAAGAAAAATAAAAAGGGAGTTGAAACTGGAGCTAGAAATAATAAAATCCTAAATAAAGTTGATGATATTGATGTAACAGAACAGCAGAAAAAACTATTAAGCAACTATCAAAAACAAGATGATGCTTCCTATTTTGTAAGTGAGGAAAAATTTATTAGAACCTATAGAGCAATAGAAAAACAAACAGGGGCTACGGATGAAAAAATTGTAGAATTAGTTGAAAAAGCTAGTTATGATGTTGTTGGTTTAGATAAAGTGTTACGAGTAGCCAATGGAAAACCAGAAAAATTAGAAAGTTTATGGGTAGCAGTTTCAGGAAACCACAAAAATTTTGAGAGAATTACCAAAAATATTGATAATTTTACAAAACAAAGTGTAAACACAGGTTTAAAACCAAAGTATTTTAATCAAGAGAATAGATACTTTCATGATATAGAGATAGAACATACTATTGATAAGCATATCATGAAACATTTTGATGTTAACAATAGTAAATATCTTTCTGGAACGAATGATATGTTTCCTCCAGGTACTACACAAAATGATGTAGTTAATTATATAGATGAGGCATTGGCAATACTTAAGAAAAATAAAGGGCCACAATACCCACGCCCTAGGAAAGAGGAGTTGGTCAAATTAAGTAGTGGGATGGAAGTGTATATAGGGTCAAAATATAAAGGAAAAAAAGAAGTAATAGGAATGTTTTACCCGAATAAAGGGGAAGGTATTATTTCAGTTAGTAAAAATGAGTTAAAAGCAATAGTAGATATTAAAAGATAAATATGGAAATAGAAATAAATATAGATATCGATAATGGAGATAGATTTGTTAGTTTACTGGAAGCTGGTTCTTTAGGTGATAGTGACTTAGCTTTTTTTAAAAAACATGAAGCAGGAAATATTATTATAAAATATGAAGAGCAAACGTTTTGTATTAATCAATTATTTATTGGGGATGTGTTTACCAATATGTTTTTACCTGAAATGCAAGAAATTGTAGAGAGTAAACCATTACAAATAACAACGTGTGGTCAAGAAAATATTTCATATAAAATAAATTCTCCAGATAAAGAAACATTAGTTTTAAAATACGTAAACAGAAATGAATTAGAGCCTGAAGATGATTATTATGCTAGAGAAGGATATGATTCAGAAATTGTATTACCCAAAATAGAATTTTTAGGATTACTGTATCAACGAGCTCAAGAGTTTTCAGAATTTGAGATAAAAAACAGAAATTTTTTATGGGATATAGAAGATACGGAGTATATGAATAATTTACATATAAAAGCAGAAAAGGCCTTAGCTTCAATTGGCGTACCATTTAAGCCATACAGAATAAGTTATGAGCGTTTAAAAGAGCTTAATAAAATAAAAATAGAAAAATAAATTATCACAACAGCCACTTTAATTAGTGGCTGTTGTATTTTAAACAAAACCTAAAAAAGGGGCTCAATATTCAATTATTGATATTTCTGAGAGTGTGAAGTTTTAAGAGCTTTTAAAGACATTTATGTATTAGCAAAAGAGTGCTTAGGTGAAAAATAAACTGATGTATTTGAGTATTGATTAATGGATACGACTCATAACAAAGAGGTCGACTAAAAATATTTTTAATCGACCTCTTTTTTATGTTGTATGAAGCAGTAGTTATTCTTTATAAAAGTACACTACACCATTTTGAACGGTATCGGTATCAATAAAAGTACTATTTTCAGTATCGAATATCATTTTAAAATCATGCGTGTAACTGATTACCTCAAAAAAGGATCCGTCTCCAAAAATTTCTACTCCCAGGTTTTCTTTAAGGTAGCCAATACAATCGTTACAAATTAATTCATTGGCGCTTAAAAATAAGTTGTAGCTTTTTTTAAGGGTTTTAAAAGTTACTTTATAAATTTCTGATTCAAATACTAGCTTAGTAAGTTGATTAGTGTACATTTTGTATGATTCGCTTAAATCAATAGCGTTTCCATTTTTCTTAATAGTTAAAAATCGCTTTAATGAGTCAGTAGGTTCTTTAGTTAGTTTTGGGTCTTTCATAAGTTAAGTTAGTTTGGTGCTTAATATATTATATTGAGGTTATATATTAAGTAGTTACTAAAAGTACTTAATATTACCTGTTAAAAAAGTTAAAATTAGCGTGGCTGTTATTTGATTGCGTAAAATCCCCTGTTTCACTAGTTAATATTGTTGCTAAAAATATTATCCCTTGTTTTTAACGTAATTTTTTGTCAGATTATTATATTTTCTATTTATTTTTTGAAAATTATATTAAAAAAGTCTTAATCATATATGATTAAGACTTTTTTAACTGTTATGATAGTTAAGAAATTGAACCAAGTGGTTTGCTTTTAGAAATAACAGGTGCTCCCATGTTTCCTGTTCCTTGTACTGTAACTTCTAAATTATCCTGAATGTGAGTTACAATTGCATCAGCTAATGCTGTTGATAACCTATCAATAGCGGCGTCACTGCTTTCTGTTTCTTGATTTTCATCAAATGCGGCTGCTATTAGAGTTTTTAATGTACTTGCGCTTAATCCCATAATTTTATGTTTTTTATTTTAGTAATAGTCCTAATTGATCTTTTATCGGATCAAACATACTTGCATTAATTGGTACTCCTGAAGGTCCTACTGGAGTTGTAACTGTTATTAATTTTATTTGATCAATTAATTTTTCTAGTTCAGATAATAAATTAGCATCATCATTTTTGATAAGAAATTTATCCTCAAACATTTCAAAAGTTATCCCACCTTTATTAAAATTGACTTTATCCGTGGTGATAGTGGCTTCATATGCCCCTGTTTTATTAAAATGAACTAAGTCTTTTGAAATTATCGCTTCATAACCATCAGTTATAGTTAATTTTGACTCCTCATCTTGTAAATTAAAAACAGTATTTCCCGCATTTAAACTAATTTCAGTATGCGTTTCATCAAACGTCAATTTTTGCTTTTCTGCGCCATCAGCATCTGTAAAAACTAATTCAGCTGAGGTAGTTTCTTCAGAGTTCAGTGTTAGTTTTACACGTTCTTTAATATCGTCACCGCTTACTGTATTTAATACTGTTTCCTGTGTAGTGCCTGTAAAGGTGTTTTTAGACACTTCCTTACCATCACCATCATAAAAGCTAGTAATGATGTTTGGTTTAGCGGTTTCTGCTGTAGTGTCCGATCCCAAACTATTCATTTCTATTGTAGCAATAGCGTTGTATTCCGGAGTCTCACTTTCACCATCCGCAGTAGCCTTAAAGGTGACTGCTAATTTATCTGCAGTAGTATCAATTTCTAAAAACTGTTTGTCATCATTTTTAAGGCGCACGAAAGTACGTTCTACTTCCGAACATTGGCTTACAAAAGCCCTAGTTTCTATTCCGTCAATTACAGAAACAAGTACCCAAGATTTCTCTTTAGGAACTGCAATAATTCCTTCTTCTTTATCCTGTATGGATGCTTTTAAGCGTACGTTTTTCAATATAGCGCCATCTGCACGCATCACGTTTACCGTGTATGCATCTTTTGGGCTATGCAATGAATTTTCTTCAGTATTTACCTTAATTACTTTTGCCGCACAGGTTTGAACAACCAAGTCCTTACTGGCAATGTCTTTTATTAAGCTTGTTATATTTCCCATGTTATTTTTCTTTAACTATTCTACCTAAATGTATTTTTTGTCGGTAACCGCCGTCTCCGTAAGTACGAATGACTTTTGTAACTTGAAAAGTTCCGTTTTTTTCTTTGTCCTCAGCATTTTCTAAAACTACTTTATCAGTAGGACGTACAAATGGTTCACCAAAAGTGGTAAACGAACCTTCTAAACCATTAGGCCTATTTTCAATAGCACGTTTGCTAGCATATTGTGTTAATTCCGAAGTTATTTCTGCTACCTTATTTTTAAAAGCCTCTTTGTCATTAGGTAACATTTCATTACTATCATGTAATTGTTGTGTGCTTACTAATTGCCCGTTACGATCGCCAACTTCAGTATTAATTGAAGTGTTTGAATTCCCAAAAAATTTTTCTACTCTAAAGCGAGTGTTTTTTACAGCTTCTTCAACTACTTTTAAATCATCAGAAATAATGTTATGATGAAATTTAAAGCGCGCTTTCCCTAAAAATAAGTCACTTGTAAAAGCACTAGCAATATCATTTAGTTGGTTTTTTAAAGCAGCAAATCCTTTACCAATTAATTTTTTTACTATCGGGTTTGATTGCGCTGTTTCAATAAAATTCCTGTCGGTAAATTCACTTAACTCCTCAGCATCATATTGCTGCGGATTATTGGTTATAGTAAGTATAGGTCCGTCTTTTTCTGTTTTAAAGTAAGTTTGGATGCCCTTTTCTTTTAAGCCTTCAAAAACCTGACATACACTTTGATTTCTTTTAACAAGTATGTCACCTAGTTCCTCATCAAGTGCATCTATTTTAAATGGAAATCCTAAATCCTTTAAACGCTTTTCAAAGTAGGTTTTAGGGTTAAACTTTTCAACAGTTGTTGTAGGATTTTGTGAAATAATATTACATTCATCTTCGGAGTCATTAAGATCATTATCTTCTACGGCTTTCATCTTTTTACAGGCGTACATAGCGTCCTGACATTCTATAGTCACAGGAGAGTCTCCTTTTACAGAAGTAATGTATCCTGTAAAGGCAGGTTTATAATCGCCATTATAGCCTAAGAAAATTTCTACAAAACTTTCTAGCTTAAAGAAATCATGTATCGTTTTTTCCTTACTGTCTTCTGGTTTTTTAGCAAACTGACCAAAGTTGTAGCCCTCAAAATTGGTGAATACTTTTTTAGGCATGGTAATAGTTGCCGTATCCGTAAGGGTTTTATAGGACGAATTTATTTCTACGTTTTTTACATGCCTAAACTCATACTTTGTATCGGTAGGCTTCAGTTTATCGGTTTCGTAAACTATTATTTTAGCATTTAGATTAAGCATTGTTTTTAATTATTAGTTCAACAGTTTCATCAGAGGTAGCACTAGCTGAAAATTTCTGAATATTTTTTACTCCATCAATTGATGGGATGGAGTAGGAATCAATAACCAATTCATAAATTCCAAAACGGTTTAAAATTGCATGCGTTACTTTTAAGGAGTATGGTGCGTTTAAAAATTGTTTTAATAGAAATAGTTTTGATTTTGGATATTCAGCTCCTTCACCAGCAATCATACCGTCAATAGAAATACTAAAATCACCATTAGAGATATGTTCTTTAATTGAAATATCCTTTCCTTCCACACTTTCCTTTACAATGTTTTTTGATCGGTTTAAGGATATGGTAACTGCGTCAATACGCAACAGAGGGAGGTTTAATCCGTTTTTTATTAAAGGTTCAAAAATTAATGGAGCAAATACAGGAAGGTTAAAATCGCCTCCACCTGCTTGATCTACAATAAAATCTTGTGTAGCTAACTGACTAAAATCAGTAGCAGCTCCGGTAAGGGAACTTCCTGCCCCTAAAATATCGTTTGCGTTAATGTTAAATGCCATAATTATGTATGTTTAATTGGATAATGTTTTGCTAAATGCGTTTAAGTAAACGCTCTCTAATCTTTTGCTGTGGTGTTTTTGTAACCACAAGGCTTCTTCTAATAATTTATAAAATGTATCTATTGCTAAGGAATACGGATCTACATGAAATGCATGCCTAATTATTGCTGCTGATTTTTTAAATTCATCGGTATTAGGGGTGGCATCAATGCTAAATTCTTTTGCTTTATTTATAGCAGCAACTAAAGCATTACCTGCGGCCAACATAAAAGTGTCCTCATAGGTTTCTTTAGTCAGCACACAAGCCTTAAATAAAAACAGAACAGCTGCATAAGCATCGTCGTCATATTTTTTCTGGTAGCTGATATAAGTCTCAAAACTAGGTTGTTTGCAATAGGTAGTAATGCTTCCATCATCAGAGGTAAACTTTAGCACCGATCCGTGTTTCTTTTTTAGTTTTTGTAGGTCTATTGTTTTTTTCATAATGTTTTAAATAAGGGTTATGATGAGTGGCCTGAGTCGGATTGTTCTTTTTTAACTACTGCAGCAACATCCTCGCCTTTAGCTACTGTATCACCATAGATAACATTAAGTTTTCCTACTATAATATTTCCATTAGCTGCTTGTTTTTTGGTTGCTTTTAAAGCATCTGCATCTGGCATAGGTGGTGTTTCTCCTATATCTTTTTTCTTGCTCATATATATAATTGTTTTTTAGTGTTAGTACATATTTGTTTTACAATTCCCATATGATTTAGTAAGGGTAAATGCGTTTAAAAATGATAAGTTGTATTTGTGTTGAAATTGGCGGATACGCCTAGTGTAATCACTATTATTAATTACGCTGTAATACAATTTGTGGTTGTATTAGGGTGTAAAAGTAGCTAAGAAGAATAGAAAAAAATAAAATTATGACGGGCGTTTTCAGTAGTTTCAGTAAGTAGTTTGACTTGCTGAAACTACTGAATTGTAGGGGTTTAAAATTTTAAATTACCATTGTCTGGAACTACTTTTACACCCTTTAAAACACGACAGCATGAGCAACGAAACTATACATGATATAAACATTGTTATTAAATCAACTTCAACGGATGCTACTCCTGATAAGTTGGCAAACAATGTCATAAAACAATTGGCTTTAGCTTCAAAAAAACTAAATCCAACCCAAGATAATTCTACTGCTGATGCAATTAGCAGTACTACACAAACTACCGCTACCGAAGGAGGCGTTACAGGTACTACAGGAGCGACGGCTACAAGCGCTACCACATCTGGAAACACTACTTCTTCGGCTACAGCAGGTACACCAGGAACAACTTCAGCCGGAGGAGGCGCTGGTGGAGGCACCTCAACAGGAGCAAATACAGCTTCTGAAGCTACCACTAGTACTACTTCTTCGGTTTCTGGAGGAACTACAAACACTACTACCTCAGCCGAAGGAGGCGCTGCTAAAGGCATTACTACAGCAAGCACTACTTCTTCGGATTCTGGAGGTTCAGGTGTTCCATCATCAAGCACAGGCACAAAAACTACTGAAATTGAGCAGTTAGATCGTGCCACAGCAATTAAAGCAATTAAAGGTATTATTGATCATGTATTCGAACTACCTGAAGGTGTTAGTAGAAAAGAAATTCTACATGATTTAAAAACTTTGCCTTTAGATGAGAGTTTGAAAAAACACAAAGTGCTTTTTGACGCATTTAAGAATATAATAGGAGGCAATGTAGGCGTTGAACGTTTAATGCAAGGGACAACGGAAATGTTTGAAAAGGTTAAAAAAATACATTTACAGTCAAAAGAAATTTACAACTGGAAAAACCTTAAAGGGACTATGTCCAAAAAAATCACTAATGATGTTTTGCCTGAAATAAAGGACAAGAAAGTACAAGGGCATTGGAAATTAATTCAATCTAAACTTGATAGTGCTACAAACGATGAAGAGTTTTACACCTTATTTAATGAGTACGACGATTTATTTTCTGTATTAGACTTGGCTTTGGAAGTGCCTGAGCTTTATGTAGTATCTACCCAAATATGGAAAAAATTGGACGTTTATGCTGCAACAGGAAAGAAAGTATATGATTATAAAATAGGAACTAAAGACATTTATAAAAAAATAAAAAACCCTGAAGATACTGTTGGACAAGGAGTAAGAAGGATTTCTGTAAACCAAAAAGGAAAAGCCTTTACACCAAATACGTCAATGCGTTTTGAGGCGATAGATTTATATGTTAACAAATTAAAATCATCTGATAAAATTAACTGGGCAATATCCATACTAAAAGAAGGGGCTAAAAATTGGGAGATTTTTGAAACACACATAGATAAAGGGACTGTACTACTTAAAGAATTTACAATACCAGGGAAGTATTTTGTTGAAGCATACGGTGGTAGTATGAAAAGTGCTTCTAATGATTTGTATAAAGCAGGAGTCACTTCTATGAGCGAAAAACTGGTTGAATCCAAAAAAGAAGTTGAAGAAACATGTGTTATTACTTACAAAGGAAATAGAAAATCCTATGTAGCATTTGAAATTACCACTCCGAAAATAGCGAGTATAAAAACACCTTTTAAAGATCCATCAATACAATTTAACACTAAAAAACATGACTTTGAAATAGTAGCAAATATTAATGGAACTGAAACTGATATTAAAGATATTAGATGGCAGTTACATTATGGTACTACCAAAAAAGGGAAGTATGAAAGTTGTGACCTCACTAGTTTTGATGCAAAAACCAAGATAGTACATCAATTTGACAAAGAAGGGTTTTATAAAATTGTTGCGAGTGCTTCAGGAAGCAAAAATGTTGAAACAGTACCATTTTTAGTTGCAGGAAACTTTGTAACTACTATACAAGCCAATCCTTCTGTATTGCTATTTAATAAGCCTAACCAAAACTTAACCCTTAAAGCTACTGGCTTTAAATTTAAGGCTACGGATGATGATAAAAAATCGGTAAGTTGGAAGACGGCTTATAATAAAGAAACAGCTATTAAAAAAGACTACAAAGGAGTTAAATTTACTCCTGTAGAATTAGAAAAAGCTAAGGAAGGCACCTATACCATTAGTGCATACATGCCAAACTCTATCTATGGTAAAGATGCACCAGCTAAAGTTACCATTGTGCACCCAACCGTTACCGAAGCCTATTTTACCAATGCAGGTGGAAGTGAAAAAGAAAGTACTGGGTATAATGAAGACGCTTATATATATGCGAAACTTGATAATTACGTGAAGCAAACAGTGTACATAGAAGTTTGGAGTGGAAAGGAATTAATACAATTATTTGAGAATATAAAAACCAATGAATTTAGTGAGGTGAAGGACTTAAAGTTTACACTAACTGCTATAGACAAAGCACGCATTACTAAACCACTACGTTTTACCGTAAAAGGAACTGATGGCTATGAATTAAAAAACCAAGACAGAACTTTCCCGAAAAACGGATTGCAAGTTTTAGACACTCAGGAAATAACTGATGCTTATTTTATTTTTGAAAACAAAAAAATTACAAAAAAGAATATTGTGCCTTATGGCGCTAATTTAAATGCTATAATAGAGTCATCAAACTTTATAGGTTCTAAAGTAAAAGTGGTTATTAACAGAACTTCAGAAATTAAATTTCCAATAAAAGCTACAGAAGAAATTTTATCAGTTGAAAAAGAAATAGGAAAAGATGGAACCATTAGTCTAGATTTTAACCTTAATGATAAATTAAAACAAAAACATAGTTTAGGAAAATACTTTTATATTGAAGTAACAACTCCAGACGGTTACAAATGCAATAGTAAGGAGTTTATCATTGAAAATGCTATGCTAGTTTTTACAGACGATGAAAAAACTGATGGTTATGACGAAATACACCTTATTGCTCCATGGATGAAGAACGCATTAAAAGAGTATAACTTGTATAATAATTTTACAGAAAACCAATCTCCTTTGAAAGAAAAAGTTTCAGAATACTTTAACTCAGGAGCTGGAAAGGGACTTAAATATACAAATGCTTGGTGTGCAGCGTTTATAAATTGGTGTTTTGAAGAAACGAAGGGGTACAAGAAAACAAATACAGGGCTAAATACCTATGCCTTTGATTGGGCTCCTAAAGGAAATAAATTAGGTAAAGCAAAAAACAAAGCAATTGATGGATGGATTTTAGGTGAAGAAAGTGATCCCTTTGTAGGTGCTGTTATTGTTTTCACTTATTCGCATGCTGCATTTATAATTGGTCAAACATTAGATGAAAAGCGTTATGTGTATTTAGGGGGAAATCAAGGATCAAAAACTCCTGGCTTGCAAAAAATCAAATTAGGAACCGTTTTAAAAGGGAAAGAATATGCTATTATGAAACCACAAAAATATAATCCTTCATCTCGTGAGAAGAAGTTACCTAAAATTGATATCTTAGCAGATGGATCGTATAATTCAACACACTAAAATGAAAAAAATATTATTTGTATTACTATCTATAGTTTTTCTTAATTGCAAAAAAAACCATACAAAAGAAATTGTTAAAAAAAAACTTGATAAAACTGAAAGTATCGAGGAAACTAAAGATTTAAACAAATTGGTTTCTAATAATAAAATAGATGTAAAACAGTTTATGAAAAATTTTACAAATGATGTTTTTCATAAGAAAAGTTTAAATAATTATTTTATAGACGATAAAGTAAATGAAGAATTATTACAACAAATTAATAATTTAACAGAAAAAGGGTGTGATTTTAACAACCTTAGTTTTATAACAAAAGAAGATGAATATCAAGTATCCAAAAATTGTCAATTTGTACATATAGATGGTGAAGATGAATATCCATATGAAGAGGGGCTAGTTATTTTCATTATAAAAAAAGATGGAACCTTTAAAATTAAATCATATCAAGGAGCAGGATAAAAAAATATTATATCAAGTAAATGACAAAAGAGCTATCGTAACGGGTAGCTTTTTTTGTTAGAAAAAAATTACCAAAAAATGATATTATATCTTTACGAGTTCCTAAGGGATATAAAATATTTAAAAACGATTATAAATTAAACGAAATAGACACCAATGCTAAAAAAGATTCTCATAGTTCTTCTCATTAGTATCACATTAACATCATGTAGAAATAAAGAACAAAAAAGTAATAATGAAGTAACAAAATCAGAAAAAAACCAAGTTGTAGATACCGTTCGTAATATTAAAAAAAATATAAATGTATCAAATTTGAACCCTAGATCAAACAATATTATTTTCAGGTCTACTTTTAAGGATAACAATTCAGAAAAAATATTTATCGTATCTGAGAGTCAAGAAGAAGGCTATTTAAAACAATTATTTTTTGACATCTATATAATGGATAATGAATTAAAAAGACATATTTCTGTTTATGATTTTATTAAAGAATGTCCTGTAGATTACACACTTGAATACCTTAATAATTCTTTTGAAATTACAGATCTTGATAATGATGAAAATAAAGAAATTTCGTTTTTATACTCAATGTCATGTAAAGGAGATATATCACCTTCTAAAATGAAACTTGTATTAATAGAAGATAATACAAAATACAAATTGAGAGGTCTTCGTAGATTAAAAATAAACTCTTCTGAAGAAATTGAAGAGTATGGTTACGGAAAATATGAAGCAGACTCATTTATGCTAAATGGGCCGGAAGAATTTTTAAATTTTTCAAAAGAAAAGTGGCAGAAGTTTGTTTTAGAAAATTGAAAAAAGAGTTATTAAAAAAATAAGAGAGATACCTTCCTGGTGGCTCTCTTGGCTTTAATACGAATTACAAATTGACCAAGAAAGACATTAAAACTTCTAAAAATGGCGAATCATCTAGGTAAAATAATTTTGTTTTTTTTACTTGTATTAATTAGTTGTAAAAATCAAATTGAACAAGAAAATGTTAACACACAACGAAAAAGTTTTGTTATAGATAATAATGTTAAAATTGAAGTTGAAAAAAAATGTATTACTAAAGAAGAAATTAATGATTTTAAATCAGTCATTTCTAAAATGATAGAAGAAAAAGATACAATAGGTATTTCTAAAATAGTTAAATTACCATATAATTCTTCTGGCGAAAACATTAATAATGTTCAAGATTTAATATCCCGTGATTACTCCATAATAACACAATATTTTTTAGAAGAAATGATTGATGATGATGAAAAAAATGATCTAATTAGGGAAGAAATTTTACAAGAAAATAATGATACTGAAAAATGTAAATACTTAATCAAGAATGATTTCCCAAATATTGAGTTTAACGTTTGGTTTTCTATTGAAAAATTTGATAATAAACTATTTTTCACAGAAATAATGTTTGCTGGATAGAATACTATTTTGTTCTGAAATTAATAAAAAAGCTACCTCAATGGGTAGCTTTTGTGTTTTTACAACCTACTGAAACTACAGATTCTACAAGGTTAATTATTTTTTAAAATCGCTTTAGGGTAGTATTTTTACACCATAATAAATTGTTTATTCTAAGAACAATTCCAGCAGCCGATTACTAGGCTACACACCAAACAAATAATATAAAATAACCCCATTCTACGGAAATAGGATGAACGCTTATATGGCATTTCTATATGCCTAAGTTATTGTGTAATTACAACAATAAGGTTTAATAAAGAAAGGAGCATGTTGGAATACTTTTTTCTTACAGAAGTTAGTAATATCAAGTTCCGTTTAACCATTGAGAAATAATAAAAATATAATAGATGAAACAAACAAAAACAACTTTAAAAACCTACTTTGAAACGGGAGACAAGCCCACAGAAGAGCAGTTTTGCGATTTAATAGACAGTATGATAACGGAGAATGATCTTGCTGCCAATTCAGAAAGAGAGTTCACTCATACTGATTTACAAAGTTTAGTAAATGAGAAGAAACTGGTAATAGGCCAAAAATACATTTTATCAGGCTATCAAACCAAGTACTATATTGAAGGGACAAACACGTCTAATATTGAAAAAATAATAACAAATACAGGTGTCGTTACGGGGTATGGATTTTATGATCCACCTTTGTTAGATATAAAACATGGGTCTGAAGTTATTGTAACGACTCTTCCTACAGATTACTCAGGAGCTGTACAAGTTGGCGATACTACTACTGTAAATGCATACTATGCAGGTTCTTATTTAAAATTCGCTAATGGGTTACAAACGATTATAGGAGCTACCTTTAAATATTCATTACCTCGTTATACGTCAATTACTAAAGATGCAACTGTTATTGATTCGAATTCAAAAATAATGATGCAGGCAGGTGGTGTAATCAATACCATAGTGCATAATGGAGAGGCGTATATGCAAATGACCGCCGAAGAGAATCCTGCAGTTCCAACAGAGAAAATTGTAGTAACTGCAATTTCTGAAGCGGAATTTTCTACGCAAGCAGAAAGTATTACGCATTTGGGAGAGTTACTTACCTATGATTTCACAGACACTCAAATTAAAAATGAAGATGGAGTAGTATTAGGGGAAAGAATGGGGTTAATTACCAGACGTATTTCTGCTAATAAAAAAATAGATATAAATAAGGATTGGCGCGTACAACGTTATAGACGTTATAAAATGACTGATGCTGATTGGCAAAACTATTTGCTAGCAAACTCATCTACGGATGATGTATATAAGTTAGGAAGTAATAACGGTATAACAGCAGCTAATATTAATATTACCGACACACATAAATATGTGTTGCCATATATTGAAGAAAAAAAATTCTACCAGGATTTTAGTAAGCTAGGTACGTCTACGAATATATTTTTAGCAGGTACTTCTAGTCCAGGACACATTGCTTATGGAGGAAGAATGGAAGTGGATAATGACGATGTATATAAACAAACAGTAATAGCTTCTGCGGTTGATAATGGTAAAGATTTATTTATTATCCCATTTGTTCAACCTGAAATAGGAATTGTTTCTGAAAACGAAAAAACAGCTACCGCTACTACAAAACCGATGTTAATTGAAACGAAATTAAATGTAGTTGAAAATCTAGATGCATTTATAGCTCATAATTTAGAAAACACGGTGTTTCTAAATAACAATAGCCAATATTCAACAACCAATAGAATTGAGGTGAGTATTACTGATGGAATTTCCTATTCAACTTTTAGTACAGGCTGTAAAGTGTTTTCATCGTCAGAAAATAGAACTAATGGTTTGTCTAGAATTACTGCTATTGATAGCATCATTTTAAATAATAAAGGAAAAATTGAAAACTTACATGTACTAACTACCGGTAAGTTAAACAATAACGGTGATGTAAAGTTTGTAACTATAGGTGGTATGCCATCAAATGCAACTGCCTTTGGGGTAACGTATATTGATGTAAATTTTGATGATGCATGTCGTATGAGAAACACTATGATTGGTGGTAAACGAGTTGACAGAATGTTTTTTAGTAATGTTCAAACTAATAAATGCTTATTTGTGTTTAGTAGAGGACAATATTTAAGAGTGTCAGATAGTATCATGTTTTTAACTGCAGTAAAACACAGTGGTGATTTTTATACCAATAATATAAATATTGATACTACGGGGTTAAATGCAAACAAAAATAAGTACGGATTTTTATATGAAGGAATTCCAAGTACTTCAGGAAAACATGTTTTCACAAACTTACAAGGTGATTTAGTATATCAAGTAATTGATGGCGCAAATAATAATAGCACACAAATAACAACATTAGTAATCGCAAAATAAGAAATATGACACCAGAAGAACAAGAGCAATTAATAAATTTAAAAGAAGAGTTAAAAAAATGCAACCAAGGTTGTGCTTTAGAACACATGGGAGTAGCTAAATTAGAAGTACTATTAGCATTGTTACAAAAAGAAGCTTCTTAATTGTAACTTACTGAAACTACTGATTAGCAGGTCGTAATTACTTGGCGAAGGGGTGTTAATCACTTATTTTTACAGTATCAAACACAACGTACTAGTCCTGCTGTTTGGTATGCTTTCAAAGTACATTACACACACACTTATTATTAATTAAAAACAAAAACTATGAACGATCATATCATAGATGATGATTTGTTGATTGCAAACGGAGATTTTGCAATTAATTATGCGGATCAGCAAAATATAGAACACATACTCTTAAGTAGAAAAGGAAGTTTTAAAGAGTTTCCGATTTTAGGAGTAGGAATCTCACAATATATCAATAGTCCAGATGTTACATCCAGACTTCGATTAGAAAATGAAATAGATAAACAATTGTTGTATGATAACTTTTATGTAAAAACATTAGATGTAAACAACTTACAAAACATTAAAATTGATGGAAACTATTAGACCACAAGAAAACCAAAATATCTTAGATATTTCCTTACAAGAATATGGAAGCATAGAAACGGTATTTGACATATTAGAAGATAATGAACAATATGACCTAACAGAAGACATCTCTGTATATGAAGACTTAAAAGTAGGGAGAGAAGCTTTCAAAAAAGATATTCAAGCCTATTATAGTTCAAACAGCATACTTCCAGCTACAGGAGCTACAGAAGAGGAATTATTACTAGCCAATCTTTGTGGTATAGATTACATGACTCTTGAAGATGATTTTATCATTACATAATTTTTAGAGTCTTCTAAAAAGAAACTACAAATCAGTAGTTATAAACATAAAAACATAAACCGCTATAAATAAGCAATATATCTATTGCTTACAGGGTAAACTATATTAAAAAATTAAAATATGGCACGTACAATTGCTGAAATACAAAATGAAATAATCCTAGAAAAAGGAAGACAGGCATCTTTAGAAGGGCTAACAAATGAATCAAAATCTGCTGTTTGGAGACTATGGACTTATATAGTTGCTACAGCTATCTGGGCGCATGAACAAATCGTAGAACGTAACGCGTTGATTTCAAGACCACATACCTTAGAATGGTATAAAGCACAAGCATTAAGTTTTTTACATGGAAGAGAATTGTTTTTTGAAGATGGGTTTTTCAAATTCGATACTATAGGGTTAAATGACCAAGAAATTGAAGAAGCAAGAATCGTAAAATACTGTGCTGTGAGCGAAGTAGATTTAGATACCATTATTGATCAAGACGGAACTTTGTCCTTGCAAGGAGCAACACAAAATACACTTGAAGAAGCTCAAAATCAAGTGCTTTCAGATTATTTTCATAATCAAGTAGGGGTTGTGTTTATGAAAGTAGCAAAAGATGATGGTGAAAATATTGGTCCATTAACAGCAACCGAACAAGACAAACTTAAAGAGTTTATCAAGCGTATAAAAGATGCAGGTAATCAAGTACAAGTAACGTCTATACCTGGAGACTTGTTAAGCTTAGAGTTAGAAGTATATGTAGATCCGTTAATTATTTACGTAAATACTGACACAGATGTGGTAGATGAGAATAATGGTTTGTTAATAGCAGATGGAGAGACAAAGCCAGTAGAAGACGCTATTAAAAATTACTTGAAAAATATTGAGTTCAATGGAGCATTAGTAAAAACCTTCTTAATAGATGCTGTACAAAAAGCAAACGGAGTAAATATCCCTGTATTTAAAGAATTTAGAGCCGGAGCACATTCGTTAGATGAAATTAGTACAACCAATACTAGCCCTATAAATGAGGAATTTTACATTCCTAACGCTGGATATTTCAATTTAGAAAAACTAAATCTAACAATAAAGTACTTGCCGTATACATTCTATAGAAACAACCAAAACGTATTTTAAAACCCTAATAAAAGATGAAAAAATATATAACAATCAACTGGGGAAAAAAGTTGCTTTGGATGTTGCCTCCCATAGTAAGAAAGCAAATACATATTGTATGGTTAAACACCTTATTAGAACCGTTAAAATGGTTGTATGAAGATACTTTGTATAAGATGCAACATACAGGGCAGGTGATATACCTTGAAAAGGTGTTGAATGAAACTTTTAATCCAGAAGTAGTTTATAATCCTAACTATACTACAGAAAAAAAGCAATCTCATAAGCTTATTTACATAGATGAAACTCTACAGCCGAAGTTAAAATATGTACACAAGCATGAGGAATATTATTTGCACGATCCTGTAGGACACTTTAACACCCCTACGTATAACGATATCACTGGAGATATAATATTAGATGAACAAGGATTTTTAGACCCGATAGAATTATTTACACACCACGAGTTGGTTTGTGAAAACCAGTGCTATTCCAATGTGACGTACCCAATATACAATACGTATTTGGCAACAACGGAGGATTATACAAAGGTTGCTTATGCTAATTTCAGAATCATGATTCCGGAATCATTAAATATCAACTTTGATTTAAATAATGATGGGGTAATAGGTGTTTTAGAAAAAGCAGCATTACAAAAAATTACTAATGAAATTTATTTTGAACCTCATTCAGATCAGAGAAAAAAAATAGCTGGGGGGGTTGAAGTAAAAACACCAAAGTTTCATAAAGTGGTTAATTTCTACAAATTGGCAGGGAAAACTTATGAAACCTATAAGTATAATACTAGTGAATCACCAGAAACGTCATCAACAGACCAATGTGACTGTGAACAAGAACCATTGGCAAACAATTAGAAAAAAAACAAAATAAACATTTTCATTCTTCAATAATAAAACCATGAAAGAAATAAATTTTACTACAAACGGAGGGTTTCCGTTAGAGCAAGAAACGCTTAAAAGATTACAAGCAGCCTATAGAGATGAACTCTACAGTATGTTAAAGCAACATATTGGGATTAATAATGACCAAAATTATGAAATTTCTCAACCTACGAGTACTACAAAAGGTTGGTTGGTTATTAAAGGCACTTTATATGCTATAGCTGAAGGAGGTAGTCGTACTGGGTATATAAGAACTATAGTAACTGAAACAGCTTTACGATTTGGTGACGGTAATTATAATCAAGTATATACAGATTATACTGCAGTATATATTACACAAGAAGAATTTGATGATGAGGAATCTGGTCCAAATATTCAGGACACTGAACCAAATGCTATTTTATATGATTACTATGAATTAACTGATTTTGAAACTGTTGGTTTCTTACCTATTGATGGGAGTAAACCTATGGAAGGGGATCTGCATTTAGATGGAAATAAACTATCTAACTTAGATACCTTAGAGACTGAATTCGCAAATTTAAGGGCTAAATTTTTAAAGTTAGGATATTCAACTGAATTAGGAACATTAGGTAGGGCTTTGGCAGATGAGAAAAAAGATGGAGAAACGGCATTACATGTAAACTATCAAAGAGACTGGGATAATACCATAATTTCTGGAAAAATTGAGTTTTCTGAATTTGCAGAAAACAGTACTTCAACTCAAACAACTCCTTTAGTTGTAGATGTTAACGGTAAAGTAAGTAAAGGAAATGCTTATAATAGTATTCCAGTTGGGTTAATTGCTTTATGGCATGATGTAAATTCACCTGTTCCAGCTGGATGGGTTTATTGTAATCCGGTTAATGCAGGCCCAGCAAATGGAAATACATTAACAATACCAAACTTAAATGGTACTCCAAATTCAGATGGTACTCCAGGTGTAGGTAGTAATACAATTTTAGATTTAAGCACACCAGTTTCTTATGTTAGTTATATTATCTATGTTGGTTTAGATGCACCAACTATTGATATAGAGCATAGTGTTTTAAGAATATTAAGCTCTGGTGAAACTAGTTATGATGCAACTGCAGCATCTATAAATGTAATTGCAACTGCAAGTAACTTATCATCTTTTACTTGGGAAATAATAGCACCAGTAACAACACCAGTATCTACACCTGTAATAACACAAAATACAGATCCGTTAAAAGCAAGTGTAACAGGAGAGTTATATCCTGGGATTTATACTATTAAGATAAAAGGAATTTATACTGATGGGAATGGAGTAGAAACTGAATATTTTGCTGAAAGTGTAATTAATATTCAAAATAGTAATCAACCACCTGTATTTGAAAGTGTTTATGATTTTCTAAATGATATAAATATAACAGGCAATACAAGTATAGATGTTCTTACTGAAACTCAGGTAGCAGCAAAAGTTGCAGAAGATAAATTTATATTAAGGGTTGGGGTTTCTGATCCTGATGGAGATATCTTTAGTTCTGTGGCTAGTGTTACTTGTGCAAAAGTACACTTAGATGGTTCTGAAACAGCAGTAATTCAGACTCCTGAATGGTTGGTTTTTCAACCAGATACTGGAATTAAGTACTATCAATTTAAAATAAGTAAAGTATTCCTTATAGGGGATAAAATTAGATTCACTGCTACTGATGAAGATGGAGGAGTAGCTACAAAAACGTATGAAGTGAGTGCATCACAAGAACCTAGTATTAGTATAGGGTTATCTCCTGTTCTAACAGAAACGGCTACTACTGTTACCAGAACATTTAATGTTGCAGTACAAGGAAATCCAAGTCAGCAAGTAGAATTGACAGCGGCACATTTAATTTCACCTACGTTATTTAATGGTTCGGGATCAATAACTGTTTATACTGAAACAAACACTATCTCAATACCAATGTTATCCCAACCTGTTCTTTTTTCTGTAGGTTTAGATAGTCAAGGGTATAAATTATTCCAAGTAAAATTGATACTAAATAAACCATCATCTACTGGTGCAAATAATGATACAACATACACTGTTTCATCAAAAATTGCTTTAGCACAGAATGAAAATAATAATGAAGTATTAGCTATAAATTATACTATTAATGATGGGCTTATTGAATCTGAAGGACCTAAATGTTTTGATGTAGAATCATATGTGTCTTTAGCCTCTGGTAGATCTAAGAAACTAAAAAACATTCAAGTAGGTGATAAACTTGTAGGTTTTGATTTTCCAAATAGAATAGATGAGTCTAACGGAAACTATTTTGATTGGAGTGGGAACCTAGGTGAAGCTATAAAATCAGAAGTTACTGTAGTAGCTAAACGAACGCATGCAGCACCAAATTATTACCAAATTACTAAAGAAGATGGTACGTTTATTAAAGTAACTGGAGAACACCCATTACTAGTAAGTTCAAATGGAAAACAAGTAAGTTGGTTACCAGTAAAAGAGGTGAAAGACTCAATGAGCTTAATTGATAAAAAAGGATTGGCAAAAGCTATTGACACCATTCAATTTATTAAAGAGTCTTTAGAAGTAGCGACCTTAGATGTTGAAACTATAGACAATTATGTAATAGGAGGTATTGTAGCACACAACAAAGCTGAGATTGAACAAACTACCCCTTAATTAATAAGCTTTATAAAAAAGCAAAAATTATTTATCGCCTTCTGAATATTTTATTTCAGAAGGCTTATAAAAAACATATACAATATGGCAATAAGAACAATACAGGCTTTAAAATCCTATTTTCAAACAGGAGATAAGCCTACACAAACAGAGTTTATCGATGTATTCGATAGTTTAGTTCATAAAAATGATGGAGAAATTATTGATAGTGTTACTACAGATGACGAAGGAAATATCACCTTTTTATTTGTAGGAGGACAAAGTGTTATAATACCAAAATACCATTTGCCTAATGAAATGCCAGTAAGTTTTATTACAGACTTACAAGATTTATTAGACAATAAAACCGAAACAGGAGGGTATGCAGGTACTTCACAAAGTTTATATAACTTAATATTAAGTTTAAAGACAATTTATAATTCAGACGGAACAATCAAAGAAAGAAGAATTCTAGACGGTGCAAATCAAAATGGAAGTTTGATTTTTAAGGCTTTAAAAGAATTTGTAATTGCAGATGGAACTAATTTTACCGTTGATAATACAACAGCAGAGTTTCAAACTGAGCTTTTTCAAGTAAATGCAAATAAACGAATAGATATTGTAGGGCCTGCTCAAAAATCAAGAATAACAATTGATGATGGTATTTTATTTCAGACTAGCGGGATAGAAGCTGCTGGGAAGTATTTACAATGTACTGATGCAACTGGAAGAACGTCATGGCAAAATTTACAGTTGTCAGACTTGGAAGGTGTTGCGGATATGGTTCAGGACATGATTACAAATTCTGGAGCTACAGATAAAATTGCAAGTGTAAAAGCTATTGAAGATTTTGTAGCATCAAAATTATCGGCATTAATTGATAATTCACCAGCAGTCTTAGATACATTAAACGAACTTTCCAATGCATTGGGTGATGATGTTAATTTTGCGGCTAATGTTGCTACATCACTAGCTGAGAAATTGGCAGCAGGTGGGTATACGGGTACTGCTCAGGACTTATTTAATGAAATATTAGCGTCACAAACAAATATTACTGCATTACAAAACGACAAACTTGATAAAGGAGGATATACTGGAACCGCTCAAGACTTAAATAATGCAAAACGTGATAAAACTGCGCAAGCAAAATCTATTACGGATACTGTAGGAAATTTAGAGTTAGTTGGAGATGTTGAAACTCCAAGTAGCGATTCTTTTTATGGAACGGATCATACAGGAAATAAAACCTTTGTTAAAACCCTAGATGTTTTAAATTTTCTAACATTCAAAAGAGAAGAGTATAGTACTTCAGACTTTGATTTTAATGGGTTGGTGTCAATACCTACAAATTATTTAGATCAAGATTTGACATTCGCAAGAGGTGGTCAGTATGCTTTTATGTGTACTATAAGTGCTTCGTCAGATTCTACATTTTCAAATTTTGTAGCTAAAATGTTTTTGAACGATCTTTTGGAGTTAGATGTAATAAATGAAGAGTTTGTTGATGATAAATTGGAGCAACGACATAAAAGAACACTTTTTGGTATTACAAATGTTACTCCTGGGTCTCATAATTTCAAACTGATATTTAATGACTCTCTATTCCGTACTGCTGAGTTACATAAAGCAGAGGTTTTGATTTTTAAAATAGCAGATAATATCTAAAAATAGCAATATGGAAAATATAATATATGATAAAGGAGATATCATTTTAGAAGAGTTAATAATTCTTTTAAAGACAGCTGATATTAAACTAGATAGATTAAAAATAGAGAAAGATAAATTAATTGTTACACCTAATGTTAATACTGACACAACCGCTTTAACAGCAATAGTAAATGGGTATGTGAAAAATGCTAAAAAACATTTGTTGCGTTCACTTTGTGTTGATAGTGTTAAAAGTAAAGATCTTACAGCGATTAACTATAAAACAGAACTAGCTTCTGGAATACGTTTGGACGCAGAGGTGAGTTTAACTAATGACGGGCTTATAAAAGAAACTACTTATTTTTATGAAAAAGATAGTGTGAAAAAAGCTGTAATTAAGATAACAGAGACCTATGAATACCATAGTTCAGATATGGCTTTTAACCCTACTGAAAGAGGAATGTATTCTCAAGAGAAAAAATGGCAATACTATTTTGAAGATGGAACTTTAGATGTTGCAGTTGAAAATACTAAAACGAAATTTAAAATCTACAAAACCAATAGACAAATTTTAGAAGTAGGGCATAGTCGAAGAAGTAATGTCATGGCTAGAGCTTCTACCACAATGGGAAGTATACTAGTTATTTTAGGGTTTTTTATAGATGATGAAATAAGTACTGGAAAGAAGAAAGCTTATGATGCCTTACGCAGCTTATCTAGGAAATATTCAACTGATTTTACCGAATACAAAACATACGGAACAACTGATTTATATAGTTCAATAGCAAATGATACGGAATTTACGTGGTTAAACACACATGTCCCTACTAAAGCGCAATTAGAAGCTTCAGGAAAAACAGCTGCTGAAGGAGCAGCTTATCAGGGATATGTTGACGCCTTAGAGCTTAATGACATGCAGGACAAGTCAGTCAGAACGTATTTCGTTGAAAAGTTAAAAGGAAATCTAAAATAATTTTTATTCTTTTTTAGACATACTACACTCGGTTAAAATTTATTTGAATTAGCCATTTCTACATAAGCACAATACATCGAGTGTAGTTATTCTTACATCAAAAAATAAATATACTAGGAGTAAGCACACGAGGTATGAATTAACAATAATATTTTCCATTCGAGGTAAGTCTCGAGGAATTAAACCCACAGGTGGGATTAAAACAAATAATATAATGAAAACTGTAAAATTTATTTTCACAGTCATGGCATTGCTATGGCTTTTAATAACCACATTGGTCATGCTACCAATGGCAATTGTGTTGTTGTTAACACTATTGATCTCAAAAAAGCATTATGCAGAATGGATACTCTTTTTATTTGCTTCCATAGCAGCTTTAGGAATTTATCCTATTAGTTTCTGTTACCGAATTGTAAAATGGAAAGGATTTATTAACTACCTAAGACGGTTAAGTTTAAGTATTGATATAAGCGGAAATATAGTTGCTGGAGAATTGTTAAATGACAATTTTATTGCATCAAATTCTAAACATAAATTTGGAGTAGTACAAGAAACTATTAGTGATAACCTTGGAGAAAATGAAAGAGATGAAACCCTTTCTGTTTTTGGGCAACGATTTACAAACCTATTAGGAGTAATAGACTTTAATCATGCTCAAAAATCTATAGTAGACGACTAATAATAACTAATAACAACCCAAATGAAAGATAAACTAGTAGTGTATTCAAACGAATTAAAATTACTGTTGTATGGGGTTTTTATGTATTTAGAAATGGATATTGAAATTGTAAAAGTACTCTTCTACTTAATGGTTATTGATACCATTTTAGGAGTAGTAAAAACAATTGTTTTAAAAAAAGCATTCAGTTTTAAAATATTGGCGCTTGGTTTTGTTTCAAAACTTGCGGTTCTCCTAATTCCAATGGCTTTAGCCTTAATGAGTAAAGGACTTAATTACAACTTTAAATGGTTTGTAACTATAGTTATGGATTTACTTATTGTAAGTGACGGAATTTCAATTTTCAGTAATGCTATAGCCATAAAAACAAAGCAGGAAGTAGAAAATTTTGATGCACTAACAAAGGTGTTGAAAGCGATACGAAATGCATTGATACAATTATTTAAAAAATTCTTAAGTACTATAGACACCAAAACGGCTTAGTAAATAGAAGCACATAAATGCTGATGAAACTTGTAGTTAGAAATTACAATAAATTGAAGCAATCATACTTGATAAGCAAATATTTGTTTAAATAAATGTTTGCTTTTGGGATGTAAAAAGACAATGAATTATGAAAAAACATGTAGAAATCGCCTTTAAGGAATATGGTGTAAAAGAGATTGTAGGTCAAAATGATAATCTGGAAATTTTAAAATATTTTGATGAAATAGGCTTTAATGGCAGCAAGTTGAAAGATGAAACAGCTTGGTGCTCTGCCTTTGTGAATTGGGTACTAAAAACTAGTGATGCACCATATACAGGAAAACTAAATGCTAGAAGTTGGTTGAAAATTGGTATGGAAACCAATCGCCCGCAAATGGGTGATGTTGTTATTTTTTGGAGAGGAAGCAAAAAAAGTTGGAAAGGCCATGTAGGATTTTTTATAAATGCTATTGGTAATGAAATTTTTGTGCTTGGTGGAAATCAAAATAATCAAGTAAAAATTTCAAGTTACCCAAAAGATCGTTTGCTAGGCTATAGAGTTATTGTATAACGAATATAAATGAGATGAAAATTAGAGATATAAAAATTGAACATATTATAATTTTAATACTGGTACTCTTGCTCTTTGCCAATAAATTAAGAAGAACATCAACTAATACGGTTACTACTAGAGTAGAGAAGGATACAGTAATGATCCGTAAAATGGATAGTATTCATAAATTATTTAAAGCTTATAAAAATGTAAAACCTAAAATAGTATATGTCAAAACAAGTGAGGATATTTTAAAAAGGATTACTGAAAATCAATTTCGTTTAGATGCTCTTAAACCCGGAGAAGAAGTACTACAGTTAAATGAGTATAAAGATACCTTGCAAAGTAAAGATATTACTATTTATAGCACAGTATTAACGGATGGAAAGGTATATGAAAACAAGTTAAAATATGATTTTAAATACCCTTTGGTTACTGAAACTACTATTGAAAACGTGAAAGTACCTAAAAGCGGAATGTTTATATATTCAGGTGTTGGAGGAAATAGTACGGAATTAAGTGCTATAAATGTAGGATTACAATATGTACATAAAAACAAGTGGTTTGTAGGGTATGGGGTTAATTTAAAAAACACTCCTAATCCTTCACATCAAATTCAATTTGGAGTTAAGCTATTTTAAATAAAAATGTAAAGGTTTATTATATTTTAGTCAATTTCACTAACAGACAGGCTAGTAATACTAAATTTCTAATTTTTTTGAGGTAACAAAAGTTTAAATTCAGGAACATTATAGGGTAAGATAGAATTAAAATTGGTGAAAACTAGTCCAAACTTTAACTGCCAAAACTCCAAAACTTAACCTATGAAGAAAAAACAATCTCATGAAGAGACTTATGCGTCAAAACGAATTTTTCGTTTAAAAAGAGTAAAAAATACAATAGACTTATCAAATTCCTATTCAATAATAAACGGAAAAGCCTCAAAAAAATTATTTGAGTCAGAAATATACAAGGTTACATTTACTGCTCAAAAGCTGGGTGATATACAAAAGATGGATTTATACCTGTCTAATAACGAAATGATCTGTGATGATGATGCTACAGCGTTAAAAGAGCAATTAGGAATTGAAATTTTAGGTGACGGTTCTTTTATTGAAATAATAGATTATCAGACGAGTTTTACTATACAGTTCGATCAAGAAAACACCGAGTTTATTTCGTCAGCAGATATTAAAAATGGCTGTATAGTATTTAAGAGGTAAGCAAACCCAAAAAAACTTACTTTTAAATACTACTTTTTCTTTAGCAAAATATATCAAGGATTTATTGCCTTCATTCTGAAAATTGAAACTCACTTTAAGTTTTCGATAGCTACTTTCAAGGCCTTCTTTTTATAAATAAACTGCAGTTGATAGGCCAATTGTTTTTGAATCAAATGGCAACTAGTAAAAGAGCTTGTGGTCAATTTTACCTGCAAAGGTATTGACTTATGTGAGTCCTTAATACGTGAAATACAATCTACTGAAACTACTGAATCAAAGCCCTGTTTTTTTTCATCAGGGAGACTTACCTATATACTTTTGTAAACTCAAAAAATAGAACTTTTTTTTGACGTTTATATTTTACACATTTTATTACTAAAATTTCTAGCAAGGGGCATAGGTTAGGAATAATTAAGATATCAAGAAATCTTAATTTAAAAAAGAATAAAAAAAAACAATAATTTAAATAACAAATTTATACCAATAACTATGGCATCAAAACCAATTAAAACAGATCTGTTTAGATTTGTAACAGTGAGAACACCACAGCTCATTAATGAACAACGTAAAGACTTAGGATTTATCTTTCATCCTAACCCTTCGCAAAGTGTTTTTTTAGAAGAAATAGGAGAAGGAACCGATATAAATCAGGCTAGAACTTTTGTAAGAGATGCAGTGAATGATTTTACTAATCCTTTAAAAACGTATTTAAAAACAAAGGAAGTAGACAAAGACTTATATAATTTTTCTTCTTGGTTAATGAATAACCGAAGCAACTTTACAAAAGCTGAAGTTGTTGTGGAAATGGGATCATTAACTCCTTTAGTAGATGCTAAAGTTAATGAGTTATGGGATAATTTGTACTACCAAGTATTGACAAGAAAATCATCTTATGTAAGGCAAGCATGTATACAATTAATCATAGCTAATAATTTTATTGCAAAATACACTACTTATGACGCTACAGTTCATGAAGGAACGGAAGAAGAATTTTTAGTACGTCTTGCAAATGCTAAAGTAGTTATTGATAAATCTTTTACTACAGAGGAAGATAATTCAGTTTCTAGCAAAGGAAATTATGAAGCTACTAATAAAGAATTAGTAAGAGCTGCCAATGAACATTTTATTGGTGAAGAAGTGTCAGCATTAAAAGTAGCTGCTACTGAACTTAAAGATGTAGATTATAGTTATCAAAAAGCATATAAAAAGTCTTATGAGTCAGCTAAGGCTTCTTACGAAAAAGTAATAGCACCTTTGATTGAAGTGGCTGAGAGAAATCAAGAAGAACTCCAAAAAAAAGAGGATGATTTGGCTGTAATAGAAAAAAGAGAGCCGAGAGAAATTCCTTTAGAGGTAGATTTGCCTAAGTTTGATTTTACGTTTGAAAAACCACTCACTGAAGCATACCTAAAAAATATTAGTGATGATACTAGAAATGTTATTAAGGAATTAAAATTAGAAGAAAGAGAAACAGTAGAGGAAGCTTCAATACTAGTTGATGCTAAATTAAAAGAAGCAAATAGGGAGCTTTTTTCAAATATAAAAACTACAAATAAGTCTTTAATAATAAATGGAGTTACCGTTAGACCAGAGATAGGTCAAGAATTAAGTCCATATTGTTTTTTGGTAAATACAATTGTTAAAAGAAAAGGATTCATTGTGCCTCCAAGCACTAATGTTTTATTTACTATAAATTTAGGTAACACAGGTGTTTATATAGTAAGTCAAAATCATACATTGGTACATGGCGCGACAACAATTACTAGTACAGAATCATTAGGGTTTAGCCAAATAGGTGGAGGAGTAAAATTAAGATTGTTTAATGACAAAACATTCTTTATAACTGAACCTTATTATGATTTATCTGGAGAATTTACATTAAGTAATGGAGATAAAGTTACTTATAGTGTAAGGGTTTATATATCAAAAGTTTATACTAAAGGTTGTGGGGAACTTATAACGAATAACCCAGTACTACCGGTTGATATTGAACTGTACGGTGTTAATAAAGTTGGTATAGCAGATTTTAGAAAAGTAGAACAAGAGGTATGTTGCTATGTCCCGGGACAAGTATCACATATTGAAAACATTTTAGCTAGGGAATATAAAGAGCGATCAACTAGGAATTTAACAAGTATTGAACGTACAACCGAAACTACCTCAGAAAAAGAAGTTGAAAATTTAACAGATTCGTCAACAACTGAGCGTAATGAAATGCAAACTGAAGTTTCATCAGTATTAAATGAAGATAAATCTACAGCATTTGGGGCGTCTGCAGGAGTTAATGGTAAATTTCCATCAGGGACATATCATGCAGAAGGGTATGCAGATTTTGCAAATTCATCATCAAGTTCACAATCAAATAGTAATGCACAAACCTATGCACAAGAAGTTACAGAACGCACACTAGAGCGAATTGTACAAAAAACAACTAAAAAGCGTACGTCACGTATTTTAAAAGAGTTTGAAGAAAATAACAAACACGGTTTTGATAATAGAGAAGGAGAACAGCATGTTTCTGGAGTGTACCGTTGGATTGATGTTATTTACAAGAATCAGCTGGTGAATTATGGAAAACGTTTGATGTATGAATTTATGGTTCCTGAGCCTTCTAAATTTTTTAAAGAAGCAATTATAAATAAAGAGGAGGAATCAGAAAATATATTTTTAATTGAAGAGCCAAAAACGCCAGAATCGTTAGGCCTGAGTAGTGCAGCAGATATTACAGAATCAGAATATCAAAACTTCGCAGCAGCTTATGGTGCTGAAGTAGGAGCTGTTCCTGAATTATATAGCTATGCAGGAACTTCATTTACTAAATCACAACAAGCAGGTGATGGAAGTAATAAAACTAATAAAGCGCCTTCTGATACCGTTAAAGTAACAAAAGGGTACAAGGCTATTGAAGCTAAAACATCTGGAGTGTCTGGAAGTGGATGGACTTATGTTACCGTAGGAGGAATAAACATGAATATTAATCAAGACATTTTTATTCCTATTGGATCTCATTACAATGAAGAGGTTCCTGTTTCTGCTTATTTTGAATGGAATTGGATTGTAAATGTAAATATTGTAATCAAGTGTGTTAGAACTGAAGAGTATTTCCAACAATGGCAAAATGAAACGTATAAAGCTATTGTGGATGCCTATAATGAGCGTTTACAAGAGTATAGAGATGCAAAGTTAGCAGCAGGTATTGGTGAGAATCAAGAAGAAGAAAAAATCCGTTTTAATCCGTTGTTTAATAGAGCAATTGAAAAAAGAGAATTAAAAAGGATTTGTATTGAAATGTTGGCAAAACCTTATGGTAACCCACTAGGAAAAGACAACTATGGTATTGGAGGTTCTGATGTGCCTTATGTTAAGCAAACGGTTGAGTTTGAAAACCACGCAGCCCATGTAAAATTCTTTGAACAAGCCTTTGACTGGGAAATTATGGCATACCTATTTTACCCTTACTATTGGGCAAAACAAGGTAACTGGAAAGATTTAATTCAACAAAATGATGCTGCAGACCCTATTTTTCAAGCCTTTTTACAAAGTGGTATGTCAAGAGCAGTAATACCTGTTCGTCCAGGTTTTGAAGATGCCGTAGTGTATTATATGGAAACTGGTGACATCTGGAATGGTGGCGACTTAGTGTTGGATAATGAAGATGACCTATACATTTCTATTGCTGAGGAAATGCAAGTTGTAGAGGGGTCAGTTGAAGATGAATGGGAAACTAGAATGCCAACTTCATTAACAATGATTCAAAAAGATACTGTTGGTTTAAACGAAACAGGATTACCGTGTTGTGATTTTGTATTGAATAACGAATCAGGAGATGATTTTACAAACCCTATTACACCCGAAACGGCTTTAGTAGGAGGCCCTAAAGCCACCACAGTAGATCCTGCTTTAATCAAATAA